CCGTGGGTATCGACGCACCCGCGGTCCCCTTAATTTTGACCTCAATCCTTGCTTGTGTAGCTTGATTTCTATGTACTGCTGCAAACGGCCCAAGTCGATCTAAACTCTGTCCTCTTGCCGTGTTTGGAAAGCTTGCATAATACAAGTCTTCCAGTGTTTCATAACAGACATTTAAATCATACACATTGATGCGTAGATACTTCCCCAGTATAGATTCCTCAGAAGTGTCAATGTCGTCCCCAAGAAGTACTTTTGCTCTTTGAATTTGAGCCTGCAATAGCTCATCATATGACGGTCTGATAAAACCTTGATCTGTAATACAACTCATTTACACCTCCAATCTTAGCGTCTCGCCATCAATTTTCATATCAATTATAAGATGCCTACTCGATCTGTTTTCAGTGAAATGCATATCAGATACCACTAATTGATCGTCAATCTGATAAACTGCTGCTTTAATTTGATCTTTAATAAGAGGATAGTTCGGATTCTTCTTGAAGACATCCCTTTGGTTGATGCCTTCTTTTGGATCGAGCCACCATTCTCCATAATTGGTCAGTAGTATTTGTCGAATCTTTTGAGCTATCAAGTCTTTTCCCTTAGCCAATACAATTTTGTTCTTCTCAATAACTACATCACCCTCGTTATCCAATGAAAAACATTTCATTTCTACCTCCTACAAGATGCCAACAACAACAGCAGAAGAAATTTCATGATGCCCTGGCCGCGGTGCAGTCATCACGCCATGTCGAGTTTCGCTAATATCCCTGTCTGCACAAACACAAAACACAATATCTCCACTTTGCACCTTTTTAATTTTTGCACATTCATTACCTGTCTCAGCGCAAGTAAAAATTTCTAACTTTACACAACTTTGTAAAATCGGACAAGTACTTACCACTGCACTGGGTTGTGCCTCTCCTGATACCGATTTACTCATTGATAGTGGCTGAATGGTAGCTGTATCCCCATTTATGCTAACCACTTTTGCAACAAATCCTGTGTGAATATTTAAAAGAGCCTGATCGATAGCGTCATTAATGTAGGTACTATTTGCCATTATTTTACCCTCCCTCCTAATTTGCGAATCATGTCTAAGTTTTGCTTTGCAGTTCCTGAGTATCCCATAATGCTCAATTTTTGTGCAAGCGTCTTTCGATATGCAAAAGATGAGTCAATACCCACACTAGCTAATGCATCCACAATAGAAACTCCCTTATATCTCGATAAATCAGGTAGTCCTTTTGTTTTACTGTCTATACTCTTAGTCGTTTGTTTTTGAGGGCACTCAATCGCTTTGACCTTAGTTAGAAAGTCAGAGCCGTCATAGGTATGTTGACCCTCCCGTACTCTATATCTTCCAGACACATTTTTAGACTGAATATTAAGAATGGATCCTGTGCTGATACGGTGCTGAAGCAGCATAGTAATCTCATAGCCTTTTACAGCATCTGTAAATTTTTCTGTTGTGATTTCTTCCTCAAACTCAGATAGACTAATTAGCCCTGTATCTACAGTAAGTGAAAAATTTACATCCTCTCCTTTACTCAGTGGCTGTACATACACCTGTCCCTTATTGACATATGCAGACACTCCACAAACTTGGGCTTGCTTTTTAATCGTCTCCATCAATCCGTCATTTATGGTAAGCCCATCTTTATAGACAAAATCTCTTTGAATTGAAAAAACTGCTAATGGTAACTTCGTCATTTCAATAAGCTTTCTTAATACCTTGCTTGCGGATACCCCTTTGGCAAATGCTAAATCTTTAATTTCCCTCTCCGCACCTCCTGCACTGTCAACTACTTTAATAATTGTCACTTTATCTAGATCATCAAAGCTTGTCTTAACTTGTGAGATGAAGCCACTAAGAATAATTCCCGTATCTTCTTTATATCCAGCAGTCAGTGTGAGCTTTTCGCCTTTTTTGATATTTTGAATTGTTGTGTCAGATAGATTATATACAGTAATTTCTGATTCATTAGTCTCTGTATCATCATCAAACTCCACATCAAATTCCATATCTAGGTCGTCGGCATTAATTGTAACTTTTCCTGTCTGAATAATAATCGAACGCTTAAATAGGGCATTGTCACCTTTAGAGGTTTCCACATTGATGGATTTTTCTAACCGCTTTAGTGATTCAATAATTTTTGATTCACCTCCATATTTACGGGGCCTTACATAATCACTCACACCTAATCCCTCCCATTATCGATAGTTAAGAACACTGTATTCGTAAAATTTTCATATGTAATTTCTGACTCTTCGTTTGATTCATCCGTTGGTTCAATTGTCACCATCGGAAAATCTCCAGAACGATAGATATCTTCAAAAAGCGGAATCCCATAGATCAATGCATCACAGCCCAATAACACCCCATCTTTTTTCAGACTACAAGTAAAGAGGTCTACAGACTGATTATAGGCAAAACGCAGATTGAACTTTTCTGCCCCTAAAATAATGTCAAATCCATAAGGGATTAGTTCTTTTTTAATTGGAATTCTATCTCTCATCGTCACCCCCTACGGAATCTTTAACACCCAACCATCAATAATTAGATTGGGATTTTTAATTAAGTCACGATTAGCCTCAAAAATCTTTGGATACAAGGCCCCACTGCCGTAATAGGCCTTGGCAATCTTCCACAGACAATCTCCACGCTTTACTGTATGCGTTCTAGGTTTTTGCGAATTTTCCTTCACCTGTTGCATACCTGTGTCGCCTGTGGTTGCCGTATATGGGCTTGCAGCAACTCGAATTTCTGTTAGTTCCATCGTAAACTTTTCACCATCACGCAAACCATTGTCGCTATTAGTTTTAAAGTTTGTAATGAGCATACTAGATAGTACATTCCTACCCACATAGCGAACAATTGAAGCACTCTTTTTGAGCTTTTCAATTTCGGTTCGAGTGCTCTCCCATGTGGCCCCAACGATGTACCCTGAGAGACTCAATGTAATTGCACTGCGTTTTGCATGGTCAGTTAGTGGAATTCCACTTTCCACAGGATGGGTACTAACCTCCATTCCCTGTGTCACTTCTTCTGTCTCACAGAAAACATAAAGATTATTAATTAGTGCCATCTATACCTCCCTCGCCACAAGCCTTGTTCTTGACATACTCTCATAGCTTTCTCGAATAGATTCTTTAACCCAACGCTGCACTTTTCGTTTGTTTGAATCACTCGCACTGGCCCCGTTAAGATTGACAGTGAATTGAGGGGCGTAGGTACTACTTGTATTTTGGCTCTTTGTGGTCATCGAACTTGTACTATTACTTACACTTCCTCGCAGAGGACTGGTTGAGTTATGAATCGTTCCACTGACCTCTTGTGCACTTCTTTGCACCTTGGGCTTTAAACTATTCAGACCCTCAATTAGTCCCATATCGAAATACTGAGCACTCTTTATTGCAACTCGGGATGGAGAGTGAATATCCAGGGCATGATTTACTGTACTGCTCACGCTAGATGCAATACTTTGTGCCTGGGCAACAATTTCTCCCTTTTTTGAGGCCAATCCGTTGGCAAAACCCTGCCCAGCCATTGCTCCGGACTGTGTTAAATCAATCGCATCAAATGGAGGCTTAACCGTACTAGCTGTCTGTGTTGCTGTAGAAGTAATCGCAGGTGCTGAACTAGTCAAGCTCGCATTAAATGCAGTAACGGCACTCGTTGCACTTGTCGTCATTGCAGTATCTAGCGTGGGTTGCTGTGCAGTGATTCCTGTTGCAAAAGCCGTTGATGCCCCTGTCGCAGTCTGGGTCATAGCCAAATCAAATGTGCCCTGTTGTGCAGCTATAGATGATGCAAAAGTTGTTCCCATTGTTGCAGTTGATGCAGATACAGTACTTGCATCCAAGGTGAATGAATTTGCCGCAGTGGCGGATAAACCTTGCATCGCATTTGACACCACAGCCTCATTTGAGGTAATTCCCGTAGCAATACTATTACAGGTTTTTGCTCCAGTATCAGCAGCAACAGCTTCGGTATCATCACCTGTAAACCAAGCTTTTATCCCCTCCAGGATTCCGCCACCAAGACCTTTAATCACATCTACAAGTAGTCCTGGCAAATTGGTAATAATGGCAACAAGGCCATTAAAAATAGCTTCTGCCAATTGCGGAAGAGCCCCAATAATGGCGGCAACAAGATCATGTACAATTTGTCCTCCTTGTTGTCCGATCATTGGTAGTGATTGTGCTATACCTTGCACAATTTGTGACACAATATTAATCGCAGTGGACAAGATACTCGGAAACATAGATGCGAGCCCTTGCAAAAGATTGAGCACAGCACTCATACCGCATTGAATCAATGACGGCAGTGCTGGCGTAATTCCATTCAGCAATTGTAAAATCAACTGTGCTCCAACCGAAAGTAATTGCCCACCTAACGAGAGAAGTCCAGAAACTACTTGTGGGATGACCGCAGTCACGGCGGTAACAATTGTAGGGATGTTTTCTTGTATCAACCCTACAGCACCATTAAACAAGGTCATCACACCACTAACCACCCCAGGTAAAAGTGTTGGCAAGCTGTTAATGGCCACACTCAAAGCATTTTTAATGATTGGTGCAAACTCTTGCATCGTAGTGGCAAGTCCTGCAATCACACTTGGCATTGCATTAAACATATTCTGAATAATTGGCTTAACATTTTTTACCACGGCGGAAAAGGCATTGACTACATTTGTAGTTAACTTTCCAATATCTGCCTCTGAATCACCAAGCCCTGCAACCAAGGATTGTGCGGCCGCCTTTAATAACCCCATTGATCCAGACACAGTACCGGTTGCTTCTTTCTCAAAGTTTCCAGCATATTGTGCGGTACGCTCAAAGAAATACTTCATCGCAACCTCAGCGTGTTCTGCATTGCTCATCTGAGTCCAAGTCTTTTTTAATCCCTGTGCCTGTGCATAAGCACCTAAAGTGGTAGCATTCATCGCAACACCAAGATTATCCATCATAGTGTAGTTACCCTTTGCTGCACCCGTAACAGCTTCAAGTGCAGCGGACTGATCCACACCCATAATTGACGCAACATCAGTAGCTCTTTGCATCGCTTGCACCGACAAGTCCAGTGACCTTTGTTGAGTCAAACCAGAGCCCTGAAACAATGAACCCATCTTGTTTACACTTGCCAGATAATCGCTCTGTGAAATACCCATCGTTGCATATGCTCGTTCAGAAATCGTAGATAAAGATTGTGTCGTATTAATGAGTTTGCCCGTTGATGGATCAAGCTCTTGTATGTTTGCATTAATGCTCGTAATCTTACTACCCAGATTTTGGAATACAGTTTCTGAACCACCCACATTTTGTTCCATTTCAGCAAAGGCATCGACTACTTTCTTCCCCAATCCAACAACAGCACCCGCTGTTGCAACCAAACCGCCCAGGATTGCCCCACCTGTAATTTTTGCTAAAGACTTCGCAGCACCAGCAGCAGCCGTACCCAGCTTCTTTACTCCAGCAATCATCCCTTTAAAAGCATTTTTGGGCAAGTTCTTTACCGCCCTGCCTATGCTTTTAATACCGTTAGTCACTTTAGTTATTGCCGCTTTTGGTAAATCTTTAATTTTGTTTTTAAGATTTGTAAATCCTTGCGTCACTCGATTGAGCACAGCATGAGGCAAACCTCTAATTCTATTTCCTAGGTTCGTAAGCCCCTGTGTCACTCGATTTAATACAGCATGAGGCAAATTAATTATCCCTTGTCTGAGTCTTGAAAGGCCATTTGTGACGGCATTTCTTGCTGATGTTGCCATTAAGCTTAGACTCTGCCGTACTCGATCGATCGCACTACTTGACTGATTAGCTAAGCTCGTCCTTAAATTCGCTAGCATTGTCCTTAACTGTCCTGTATTTTGTGTGGTATTTCTAATCGCTTGTCGTGCTCGATCTACTCCCGAAACAATACCTTGAGCCGCACCTCTTGCCACTTCGCCCAAACTTCTTGCCGCATTTAGGGCACTATCCCCAATATGATTAATTAGATTATCCGCAGAATGAAGACCACTGTCATCTGCATTCAGGAGAATTCGAATAACATCCTCTCGAATAACTGACATTCTATCCATCCTTTCTACTTCTTATTCATCAGATGAATGTAGTAATCAAGGGCATAATTAGCTTCAGAAACTTGATTCGGGCTCATTTGATAAAATACAGTATTAAAATCTAACCCACCATCAAGCACCAGCCGCCAGTACGCCCAATTTTCTTGGGCTCTATTTCTTAGTTGGCTTTTCGTCAACTTTGGTTCGAAAGTGACCACGCATAACATCACTAATGAAGTTTGTTACCGTCTGAAGTTCCTCTTGTGTCTCAAAGTCGTCAATATTCACGCCCTTTGGCTCAACCAGTCCCATACTCAACACATTTTCAGCTAATTTCTTTGTCGAGGTCTGTCCGTTATCCATATAGGAACGATCCACACAGTCAAACCATGCCGATACACCTGAAAATTGTGCAACATACTTTACGCCATTAATCTCTTTTTCTACTTGATAATGTTTTACCATTTTTCTTTCCTCCATGAAAAAAGGGTTGGCACTACGCCAGCCCCTAAGTTATTTTAGTTATCTGAATAGTCAAGTACCTGAATTTCAAACTCTCGGTCTCCGAGCTTTTCACCAACTTTATTATCCGCAGGCTTTTTTAAGAACGCCTTTGAGCCACCTGTTTTTTCATTAGTCGCCTTATTTACTACCCAAACAGAAAAGATATCTGTAACTGCCGCCATTCTCTTTAGCACCTTCATTTGAGGACTTGAAGCCTGTACAGAAATTTTAATGGTTCCATTTCGCTTTGCACTCTCATTGATAACTACATCACCCTGAAATCCAGTAACTGCCTCTGCAAAGTCATTATCCGCAGAACATTCAATATCGTCCTCGCCCATACCGCTAATTGCAAAAGTTCCAAATGCAGCAGAACGAATGGTGACCGTCACATCTGACGGATTATAGTTTTTAATCTCCATCCCTTACCTCCTAGATTGATGCTGTCCCATTAATTGTTGCCGTATGGATTGCTCCGGCCAAGTCGAAATTAAATCGACCAAGCTTATATACTCTAGCAGAACGATCAGTGCCCAATGTCTCACTTCGCCTTCCGAAGTTAGTATCGTATAGTGCAGTGCCATTCTCGTCATGGGCAATCATGCCTTTTGTGTCAGCCTCTTTAAGCACACCGTTTGTAATTCCTTCTAAGATTCCAATTCCTGCATCATCATAGTTTACCTTTTTTGCATTATTGAAAAGCTTTTGTGCCTGATACTGAATATTAGAAATAATCCAGTCAAATGAATCTACGATGTCCATATACTCGCCAGCAGCATTCTTGCCCTCCGTTGTCACAATGTCGCCTGCCTTACGCTGAATAGTATAACCGTAGACTGGACCTGACTTATTATCATTATCAATCACCTTAACTTCTCCGTCTGTGATATCATCTGGTGCGACGCCCTTAATAAGGATATTCTTATAAGTAAAAGAACCCACCTCATAACCTGCGGTTGCACCAACTAAGGCTGCCGCTAACTCTTGTCCTCTTGAGTGAACCCCGACCATTGTTCTGTCTAACCCCTCAAGTCCCGAAGCGTCTGTAATTGACTTTACCGCAGGAAAATAAGTTAATGAGTCAGTTATCTCAATAGCTTTTGCAAATTCAGCCACAGTAGAATCCCCAGTGCTTCCTAAAACAGTAATAACTTGCCTTACCTTGCCCTGTAACTTTGGAATTACATCTACTGCCTTTTCCGTTGTCTCCATCACAGCAATGAGTGCTGGTGTATCTTTTTGCATCTTCATGATTTGATAAAGCTTATAGGCATCCGAATTGGTCTCAAAACCTGCCGATACTAGTTCTTTTGCTTCACTGTACTCCTTATATGCCACATCTCTTGTTGACTTTGAGATGAGAATACAAGGCACGCCACTGCCTAATGAACCACTCGGTCCACTTAATTCAATGTTTACATTGATATCTAACATTTAATCCTCCTTTTCCGGTTCAAAAGTTTCTATCATTTCTGCACTTTGACTGACATAATTCATCAAATTCAAAACACAGTCAAATCCTTTTCTATATTCATATTCAATCGTAATCATGTTGTCCCGATTGAATATATCCCCCACTTCAGTGATACTCATGTTCTGATCACTCAAATAAATTCTGCCTGCTTCGTCTAGCCAATCGTGTAAGGCTTGTACAAAATGCAGTGCCTCATTATCGTTATTACTAACCACTGTAAATGAGTACTTCAGTCTAACAGGCTTATACCTTTGTTTTCCATCATCATTATAGGATTGCTTTTTATACTCCATCCCTGTAAGAGTAAAAGATGCATAGGGATAGGCTGGGATGTGACTGGTGATATTTGACTTTACGCACACAATCCCAACATCCCGTTTGATACCTTCACAAAGTACTTTATTGTATTCAATAGCGTCCCTATCTAGCATGAAAGCTCTCCACCCTTCTCAAAGTGTAATTATTAAAGTCCGCATAGTCCTCAGCATAGAGCGATGCCTCTTCGATCTTATATACCTTTCCCATATGCTCAAGATACCATGTTTGACCATCATCAAGGTCGATTGGATCATTCGCCTTTAGAATATACATCTGCCGATCAGCACTAGTTAACTTTCCACCACTCTCGTAAATCGTTCGATTCGTCATACTGATAATGGCAGCTTGTACATCTTTGACTATCTCGCTACCCACTATATATTCTCCAGCAACATACTGTCCGGGTGCAGCAGTAATCAGACGGCAGGGTACAGAGTACTTATTCACCAAGTCTGCAAACATATATAGCAACATATTTCACCTCCTAGACGATTCGATGCGAAATAGCACCAATCATTGACCCTGTGTCATTCAGTGGGTTTGTACCGCCATTTTTTCGGTGTTCGATGGTATAGGGGTGGAGTCCAGGCTCAACTTGACTGGTCGCATACTCTTTGATCTTTCCCTCAAGATTTGTCCCCAATGCTTCAAGTAATGTGGTTCCATCTAACCCACCATCAACCATGGCATTAATTAAATCACTGATCAACGCCATTGTTTCCTCTTTGCTCTTCTCGTAACCATTCCGCAAAAACGCTCGCTCAGGAATGGTAATCACCGTGGTAGATGCTTTCAGGTGCAATCCCGTACTGGCTAAATACTTTCTCATTTTAGGTGTAACAGGAATGCTACAACCGTACTCATGAATTTGAGCCAACCACCCCTGTTCACCTCCAAATATGCCAACCTCTACCGCCTTGCCTTTTAAAGCTGCAACCGATTGTGTTATCTGAGTCATCCGATTCAGTCGGATTCTGTGTTCTACTCCCATTATTGCCACCTCGAATATGTACCTATGCTAGTTACCCAACCGCCAAGGAAGTGCTTGCCCAAAAGCTGCCTAGCCAAAAGCCATAACTTATTTAGGCCTTCCGCCGTTGTACCGTAGCTTTTTGACATACCCCCAATACTCTCGCTCGTTACATTAGACACATCAAGTATTCCATTTTTTAACATCTGAATATACTTCACTATAAATAACTTCGCTGATGCAGGGAGAGACACAATGTCACTCTCCACTACATCATCCGAAAATGCAAAATCGGTGTTTTGCCTTAGCCAGTCAATCACGCTAAAAAAATACAGCCCATCGTTCGCACTGACCGAATCAGCTGTAAATCCCATAGTAATTAAGTTGTCTTCTGTCAGTGTCATAGGCTATCCTTTCTTTTTACTTCTCTTTTCAAGTGCATCAGCAACAGTAGATGTTGTATCAGATTCCGATGTCGTTGCCTTCTCGGACTCTACGGTTTGTGTAGCCGTCTGGTCTTGTTTAGCTTGATTCATCTGAGCAAGCATACGCCTTCGCTGGGCGAAAAAAGTTAATCCCATAGACTCACCCCCTAAGCAATCTTATGTCGTAAGCAAACGATTGGAATATTCTTTAAGTCAGCCACAACCTTCCAGTTAGTTGCCACTTCCAGATCGGCATTAGTTGCATAAGCAGCAGATGGAGTTCCGATAAAGCTAACACCATTTGGATGAAGTACAAAAGCCTTGCGATTAACAAGTACATCCTCCGACTTCAAAATGTCTCTATCTGTCTCCGTTCCAATCAGTCCAACAGGTGCACCTTCTTGACGAGTAAATGCACCCATACCAACAAACATCGTATCATACACTCCTGCATTGACTGGCATGGTATCATCCACGATCACTCGATATCCTAAGTAAAAATCGATCTCAACTTTCAAGTCAGAATCATACTGTGTCGTAATTTCCTGATTCTTTTGAAGCTTAGTGTATGTTGCAGAATGCATTACTACCACACCTAACTTATTTGCGGCATCCCCCATTAACTGCTTTGCATCGAGGGCCGCATTAACACCAATCACTGCTCCTGCTCCAGATCCAGAGCTAATGTCAAGAAGATGATCGGTAGCCAACGCACCACCAGTGCCAAATAAGCCCTTTAGGGTACTTAAAAAGATGGCTTGCTCCTTCTGAACCCACCAATCCGCAAGATAGTTAGTAATAGCAGCCATTGGATCTGAACCGCCTTTTACCTTTGCAAGGTCAGTTGCGGACCACGCTTTCTGACGAATCAAAAGAGTTGCTCTATCGCTCGCAGTCTGAATGCCATCAGGTGTCATTGCCGTCTCACCAAAAATCTCATCGTCGCCCTCAAGTGGCTTATAAAATGGCATCTGAATCATATTTCCACCGAGTGGCGTTCCATTGATCAGGGCAGTTACACGGTCATCAGGTGTTGCAATTCCTGACTTTACTAGTGCAGATACCTTCGTTGTTTGTTCATTGACATATTCTGTAAACTTTTCTGGCACAATGACCATATTTGCAAATGTTGTTCCTGGCATATATTAAATACCTCCTTTACGCCTTTGCGGCAGCTTTTAGAGCCTTTGCCCGCTCTGGATCTGCCGACTCAATTTCAAATTGTTTGGTAATATTGATGCTTCCTTTTGCCCAAGGATTATATTCTCCCCCAGCCAAGCTACCACGCTGAACATCTCGTCCCGACTCCTTGAAGCGTTCCTCAACCTTTGCTTTGACTAATTTGTCAATTAGCTGTGCAAAAGCACTTACACGCTTTTTGGTGTCATCCTCATCACTTCCAAGTACAAGCTGCACCACTTCGTCACTATTATCCAGTCCCTTTGTCTTTAGTTCCTGTGCAGCAGTGTACTTACACTGCATTAAGGCAAATTCCTTTTCTTTTCTCTCAAGGTCTTTTCGCTTTGTCTCGTCCTCAAGCTTTCGCTTTTCCTCCTCTGACAACCTCTCGTTCTTCAGCTTTTCATAATCTGCCTTTAGTGCCTCATATTCGGCTTTCTTTCGATTGCCTACACGGTTTGCTGCTCGATCTCTTTCCGATTGCAAGAGCTTTTGAATATAGTCCTTTGTCTTCTCATCAAATCCCGACATTAAGTCTGGCTCTGGCTCATCATCTTCAAGATTAAACTTGGTCAGTAATTCCTTGTACTCGTCCTGCGTAATCACTTCATCCGCAAGCATCTTTTTCAATTTC